TTGTATGGTTCGCCAAAGCCATTGACAAGATAGAGTCACCATCCTTGATTAAATCAGCGTCCGAAATGTCCGGCTCAAAACACCGAAAATGACAGCAGAAGGGATTGTCCCGCGTCACGGTAGGCAGGGAGGCAAGCCATTTATCGTAATCCGCTGTGTCAACCGGAGTGCCTATTTTATAAACCTTGCCTGGGTAGCCCTCCACAGGGATAATCGGGACCGTCACGTGATACTCGGAATAGCCGGCATCAGTCGGTTCAAAATAACAATCGAACCGTACCTGGACGAGGCCCTTGCGCTCGTTGCATCCTGTGGGATTGATTTTGACGAAAGACATAACGCCCCTTTAGAGGAGGTGGGCGGGGTTTTGAGGCCCCGCCCTGAAAGAAGATGAAGAAAGAAGGTTATCCTTTTAACTTTTTCAGGGTCATGTAGACCGCCTGAAAAATGCCGTTTGCCTTTACTGCCGGGATCAGGGCGAGGGCCTCGGAGATACCCAGGGCCACCGCCAAGATCAGGCTGATTAATTCAATGGCGTCCATTGCTTATCTCAATCGCATAAAGAAGTAATGGATGTACCCGGCCGCCGTGTCAGATCCGGCCGTGCCGATATAGGTCAGGTCGTCGTCTGTCCCGGTCGTGGTCACAAAATGCCATTTACGGGTGTTCCCGCCGACCGTCGCCACCGCATCCGAACCCGTAATTGCCGTGGTCAGGAGGGTTCCGTACTGAGTGGCCGGGACGTAATCGATAGTAGAACCGCCCGTAATAAAGCCGGTATCGGTCTTGTAGCCTTCGGAGGCCGTGGCCAATGAAATGGCACTAATGAACCCGGCCGCGGTGTCTGCCGTGCCAACATTCAGAGTTTCCGTGTTGTCAACGGTCACGATCTCGACAATGACGTCCATGATCGCCGTATCCTTGAGGAAATCAACGCCAGTATCAACGGACGCATTATCAGACGCGCCGAACCAGATCATGCCGTGGTGTAGGATGTTGGGCCGTTCATCGATGATAATCGTGTGATTATACTTGTCGAAATCCTCAACAAAGGTCGTATATCCGCCGTTGGTATCGACCACGATCAAATCTACATAGCGGTCACTGGTGGAATCCGTGGGGTCCGTCCTGAACGCCACCATGTCGTTGCATACCGTATTGCTGGCGAAGTTGGTCGTGGTAACCGGGTTCGTCAGTGAAGTAGACTCTCCGTACTCGGTTATTGTTTCCGCCGTATCCGCACCAACGGCCAGAACCTTGAAGGTGACGCCGGAAGTCAGGCGGGTAAGAACGGGGGTCCCGTCCGTGTTCATCTTTCCGTCCCACTTGTAAACGTATGCCCAATAGTCCTGGGGTTCGGCCTGGGCGATAGACGGCACGACAAAGAGCATTGCCGCCAAAATAGTCAAGAAAACACTTTTCCAAATCTTTTTCATTGTGTCTTATCCTCCTGAAATTAAGGGGTTGTAGTTAAATCGTTACCGACGGCATTCCCCGCGCTGTTCTGCACCCGCATGAGGATTGTCGCCGTGAACCAAAGGGCTTCGTAGTTCGTATCCGTGACACCGGCATCCGCGTCTAACTGCTCGGTCAGCGTTTCAATCGCGTCCACCAGGTTGTAAAAGACTTCGACCAGAATGCTTTCCGGAATGGAACCGGGCCGGATATAAAAGGCCGTGCCGTTTCCCAGGACGGACCCTTTGACGTTCTCGATGATCCAAAGGATTTTGGCTGTGTAGCATTTCGCCTCGTAATCCGTGTCGGTCACGCCCTCACCCGCGTCTAGCTGCTCCGTGAGGGTTTCCAGCATATCGAAAATCTGATAGAGCAATTCGGTCAGGGCTGCCGGGGTAATGCCAGCCGGGGAAATCGAGCAATAACGATCCTCCGCCGCCGTGACCAGGTTCCTAAGGGTATTGCCGCGCCCGTCGGTGATCTCCCCGTTGAAAATGGCGGTATAGACGTTGGCCTCGTGGTCGGTATCCGTCACGCCGCCATCGTCGTCGAGCTTGGCGCATATCCCTTTGATCGACGCGACAACCTGATAAAGCAGGTTGACGATTGCTCTCTGGTCCATGCCGCCGGGTTTTATCTGCGCTTCAATGTTTGCCATTGGCGTTTACCTCTATTCTTTCGCGGCTTCCGGCTCCTGATCGAACCGGGTCGCGTTCCTTTCCGCCGCCGTCTGCTGGTGGTGATAGCCGTTGAATACCTGGCGGAGGCGGCTTAACTGTTTGATGTCGAATACACCGTAACGCCGGTCAACCATCCCCCGGCCTACTTTGGGGTTCCATGTGTAAATGATCTGCGCCCTTGCAACGTGATCCGGGCAGATAGCCACCCGGTCAAAGGTCTTGCCGTTGTCAAAGACAATGGCCCGGTCAAATACGATGTCGGTGTTATTCCCCTTGGAATCCTTCACAATCCGGTTGTGGAACGTCGCGTAATCTATGAAAGTTTCCGTCTGCGTCCGGGGGTCGATGTGAGACACCTTCTCGCCGGACGGGTCCTGATGGACGTAAGTTCCGGGGGTCAGCATGATCAAAGAACTGAGATTGACCATGACCGGCTTTCCCGCCTTGTCCTCGCCTATCTTCACTTTCCGGTCCGGGTAGCCGTCGAACGGATGGACCGGCCTGTCGTACTTCTCCGGTGTGGCGTGGAAATCAATGTCGTCGCCGTCCATTGCCCGAATCATCGCCGCCTGATCCTCGCTTTCAAGGTCGCTTGCCGATGTTTCCGAAACCGGGTCTTTCAAATTCTTCTGTGACATTTTCTCTCCCTTACATCCCGGATATTGTCGGGCGGAAAGCAGCCGGGAGTTCCGCTTCTTCGGGTAGCGCGGCCAGCGTCGCCCTATCCGCCCGATACGTTAAACTAGTTGTTGGAGCGATACGTCCTGATACCAACAACGCCGTTATCCGCTGAATTGAAGACCGTCTTGGAAACGCCGTAGATCGCGCCGATGGCGAAACCCGCCTTATTGCCATAGTCAAAAGTCTTCTCGTTCCATACCCGCTTCACCGCGTAGGCAATACCAGCCGCCTGTAAGCCCAGGAAAAGGGCCGTGGCGCCGTTCAGGTTCGTACCAGTCCCCCAGGTCGTAGCCGTGGCAACACGCCGGTGCTTGTGGATTACCGTGTTGTCCCATACGCCTTCATTGCCCGTAAAAATGGGGTTATCAAGGCCGGGCTGCCGTCCTTCGCGGTTCGCCTGTTGCCATGCCGCATCCCTGATTTTCAGGTCATAGGACTGGTCATCGGAAATAACGCAAATGAAATACTCCTTCCCCTTGAACGGGACCGGGACGATCTGGGGGGTGGCCTTGCCCGCGTAGGCGACGGCCTTGGAAATCAGCGCAAGGGTGAAATAATCGCCCGCTTCGATGTCCGTGGTCAGCGTGGCGTCACCGCCGTAAATGACTTTTGTCAACGACGTGCCCAGAGCATCGAAAATATCCTGGTCAATCTTCGCGGCCATCCAGCGTTTCAGGAGGCTTTCCGCCCAGGTGCGTACCCTCTTATCCGACGGGTAGCGTTCGGACAGCTTACCCGCCGTCCTGATCGCGTTGCGGACCTGATTGATAGTGATCTGGTCATCAAAGGTAACGGGCTCTTCCTCGTTTCCTTCCAGTGTGCTGTCACCCGTTACACCAGCGCCGGTCAAGTCGCGAACCTGGCCGTAGGTGTGCTGATATCCCTGGTTCTCGTTGAGGTCGGAAAATTCAACGATGGGGTACTGATTCTCGTCCGCCCCTACAAGGCCCTGCCCGTAGAAGTAGGACGCCTTTTTCGATTCAATCCACCACTGTTTAGCCCACGTCTGGGACGTAAGAGCGTTTGCGGTTGTAAAAGTCCAATCTGCCATGATTCGTTTCTCCTTATGGGTTTATGCCCAGGGAAGGTCGGGGAGTTTGTTCCGCAGAGTGGGGGATGCGTTTCTCATGAAAGCCTCGTACTGACGCTCGGAAAGAGCGCCGATATAGTCGGCAAGTTCATCCTCGGTCATTTCGTCGAGAAGATCAGAGGACGGCGCTTGCGTGCCTGTGCCGACCTTGATCGACGGGACAGACGGCCTTGAAATGGCGGCAATAGTCTCTTTCGCCCCTTCCGTCCTGGCCTTCTTGATGATGTTGTCCCGTTCCATGAGGTAGTAGGCGTCAGACACGTTCAAATGGAGCTTGTTTTCCTTCTGCATCCATTCGATTGTCCGCGTCACTTCCGCGTCCACTTTCTGCGCCTGGTCCGGCTTGAGCGCCGCCAGTTCCTTAACCCCGAAAATATCTTGGGCGAGTGTGTTTGATAGTGCTGTTGCCTCGTTCTCCGCGTCGGTCACATACTGCTTGTCCGCCGCTTCCTTTGCTTCGGCTTCCCCCTGGATGGTCGCTATATGGTTAAACAGGAGGATGTTGCCCGCTGCCGGGTTGACCTCGTAAACCTGATTGAGCGTCCAGCCGTCGTAGGGTCCGCCGTTGATCGGGCTTTCTCCCAGGCCCATTAACGGGTCCGCCTGGTCTGGGTCCTGCGCATCCTGGCCTTCCGGTGTCGGCGTGTAGCCTTCCGGGGCCTCGTCGGGAAATTCCTTGTAATAGGCTTCCGCCCCCTGTGTTCTCAGCAGTTCGAGCTTTCTTTCCTGCTCCTTCTGCTGCCAGTAGAGCTTTTCAAACCGATCGACGGGGATCTTCTCGCCGTTTTTGAAAACGATGAACCCGTCTGCGAGGGTGTATTCCGGCCCCTCTTCCGGTTGCTCGGTTTTGCCTGTGCCGTCGTCGGTCTTGTTCAGGTCGTCGTCGTTTCCTTCGTCGCCGTCCTTGCCGTCGTCCGTGTCCAGGCCGGGGTCATCCGGTCCCCGTTCGAGGTCGGCTTCCGGATCTTCTCCCTCGATGCCCAGAATGTCCTTTTCCTCGTCTGTCCAGTTGTCGTTTTCCATGTTTCCCGTTCTCCTTTTGCGAGGCTGTTAAAGGCCGCCAGGGGCCTTGCTTGCATCCGGCATCCCCCGGAAGTGGGTAATAAAAAAGGCGGCCCTGTGCCGACATGCTTTACTTTACCCCCATGCCAGCCATCATTGCGGCCTGTTCCTTGGCTTCGACCCGCTTGGCTATTTCTTCCGCCTTCGGGTCGTCAATATAATCGAGCGCCGCCCTTGCATCGTAAATGCCGGATTTAACGAGGTCGTTTGCAATCGCCTGTTTCGCCATCCTATTCGTCGGCATGGTCGAACCGGCTGCAATCCTAACATCAACCTCAAGGATGGACAGCTTCGGCGTGTTCGGGTCTTCCGGGGCCACCCGGTTAAGGGCCTCCTGCCATTTCATGGAGATTTCACTGGCCTGTGCGTCAAGGTCTGCCGTGTCGTCCGGGTTGATTTCCTCCATGCCCCCGCGTTTTTCAGGCGGCATCCAGGTTGTCAGTTCATCCGGTTCGATGAGCCGCCGCCACATATCCTGCGTCCAGGTGGTGAGGATCAGGTACATTTCGCACTTGCCGATCCGCATTAAAGCCTGTTCCAAATTGCGGATGAAGGGCCTTGACATCGTGCCGGCTGAATCCTGCAACGCCAGAATGGTCCGCCCGGAAGGATCGCCGGGGGGAATCTTGCCCCTCATAACGTCCTGTAGGTCGTAAATGTCGTCAATGTCCGCCTTCGCCACCTGTTCCAGATTCATCACCTCGGTGGTAACGGAACCGGGGACCAACCTTTGAGGCGGGAAGGAAACGTCTTTCGGGACCACAAGCATATCGCCGTGTTCCGTTTTGGCCCATCTGTAGCCCTCTTGCGTCACGATGGGGGCACTCAGGTTTTCCGTAGCCTGGTGGATACTCTGGGCCCTCCGCTTATTGCGTTCCCGGCACAGTTCGAGGGCGAAATCCGTCGGGCCTACGGGCCTACCCGTTCTCGCCCGGTTATGGACAAGGGATACGATGGACATGATGGGCTCGCCTTCGCTGTCCACGCCGTAGGGGTTCTCGATTTCCGCGACGAGCTTGGAACCGACGATGATCCGCAGGATTCTTTTTTGCACCAGGCGTTGAACGATACCCGCCTGTTGCCCGCCAGCTTGCAGGGTTGCCAGGTCGTCTTCTGCCTCGGCCTTCTGGTCTTTGGTGTAGGACTTGGTGTCATACGAGCCGTCACCCTTGAGCATCCAGACCATGTATTCCCGGACCTTTTTCAGCAGGTGTGCCTCGATTTCCCAGACTTTTTTCTCCGCTTCCGCATCTTCACCCGGTCCCGTGTCGTCCGCGCCTACCGTGTAATTGTCCTCGCCCGTGTTGTAGGTGTCTGCCTTCTGGGCCTCGGTGGCCTTCTCTAAATCGCCGGTATATTCCAGGTCCGCGTCCTCGATGTCCTCGTACTTTTCCCGCGCATCCTCCTTGGTGATTAACTGTGCCTTGATGATATGGGTGTCACATAGAGAGGATTTCCGGCTCTCCCGCATGTCGTAGTAAAGGTAGGTCGGGTCAAGCGCCTGAATGGAAATAAATCCCGCCCTCGGGTCGCCCTTGCTCTTGTCGTGGACGCACTCAATGGCCGACAGGCTGCCCGTCTTGCACTCGTTGACGAATTCATATGTTTCGTTTGCCAGTTCGTTTTGGCTGGCCACCTTGTCGTGCGCCCGCGTCAGCAGTTCGGCAAGGTATAAATCCCCGGAGCCGATAGGCAAAAACTTGATTCCCGGCCTCTGATCGGTTGAAATCGCCGTGGAACCCTGCACCCCTTTGTAAAGGTCATTGATGCACAGGGGGATCATGCCCGCCTCTTTCATCTGCCTTTCTTCGTCGGCGGTCCAGATTTTGCTCTCGTAGGTCGCATCCCAATTTCTTTCACGGGATTTCAGCCACATCTTGCGCTCTTTCGAATTCTTATAGCGCCGCAGGAGCTTGTAAACCTCCCGAACGCGCTCATCAACGACGCTGTCAACTCTCTGGCTGTCCTGTTCCGCCTTAACGGGCTCCATTCCCGAACCCTCCGAAATTGGTTATCAAATTGGGATTCTGATTGACGAATACCATCGGCACGATGTCCTGAACGTAGCCGATCGTGTCCGTGATACCGTCCGGGGCTGCCGTGAATGTTTTCGCCGGATGGCCGCTTTCAGTGATGAATATCTCCATTGCCGTCATGAGGTACGGGCCTAATTCCGATTCGGGGATATCCTCGATCCTGTACCCCTTGAACCGAAGCGCGACGATCTTTCGAATGATGTCAATCGACACGTTTTCCAGGGTATATTCGACTTCCAGGCCATCAGCAAAGACGCTCTTGGTCGTTCTCAACCCCAACGCGCCCTTCAATCTGTGGTCAAGTTCAACTTCGTCCCGGAGGCGGGTCACCATTTGCATTAACGCCGTGTTCAGGTCCGGCAATTCTTCTTTCAACTCCTTGAGGCGCATTTCCTTACGGATCGCTTCCAGGTCCATTACTTCGCCCATACGCTCCCTTTCGTCCGTTTGTCCTGCATCCGCTTGAGCCATCCCGTCGGCTCGGGTTTAACCTTTTCTGTCGGGGGCAAATACAAATCACCGGCCAGCGCCAGCGCCCCGCCGATAACCCGGTCATCATGTGCGCCCGGTTCCGCTTCCAGCTTCCCCCGTTCCTCGTCGTAAATAAATGCCCCGCACTCATCGAGCAGGGCTTGATCGTACACGGGCCGCTTCTGGCTTAAATGGTGCTTGAGGTAGCCGCATATCAGCATCTTGGAGGCCGTTGTCTCTAACCATCCGTACTGTTTCCCCACGGCTTTGCCTATCTCGTTGTCCAGTTCCCGGACGTACAGATTTGCTTTCAGTTCAATCAGCCGTTGAATCGCCGTGATTCCCGCGCCGTTGCGTTCCGGTACGAGCAGGGCGTTATCATACCAAAGAGACATGGCATGCAGCCTGTCGCCCCAATGGTAAGCGTCAATCTTGTTGCTTGCCATTACCGCGACGTACTCCCTCAAAGCCCGATCATAGACATAGGCGATGGACCAGTCCCCGCCTAGGCCTTCCCCAATATCGGAGCCGATAGAGTAGCGCCGCAGCCAGGCGCATTCATCCCATCCCTCGACCAGGTTGTAGGGGTAGCGCCAAACCTGGATGATCCCGCGCTTGTCCCTGTGGAATTCATAATCTCCGTTCTGATCTTTGCGGATTGTCCCGTAAACGCCGGATGCCGTCTTGTGCCCGTCCAGCGTACCAGAGAAGTAGCAGGATGCCGCCGTTGCTTCAAATGCTTCCTCGGGTAGGGTTGGGTGCTCCCGCTTCATATCGTCGCCCTGTGTCTCTTTCTTGGCAGCGTACCATGCTTTTTGTCCTTCGCTCAGATGGATGCCGTGAACCTTTTCCAGATCGTCGAAATAAAGCTCCAGATCATGGGGAATGGTGTCGATCCCTGCCGGGATGGTGTTCCGCTTGTCCTTGTACCAGGGGAAGAAAAAGAATTTGTAGTCCAGCCTGGACAGTTTTGAACCGCGGCGGGCCTTCTCCAGCGCCTTGATGCTCATGTCATGGAACGCCCCCGTCCGTCCCTCTGCGGTGGATTCGATGCAGATCATTTGCTCGCCGGTGGCGTGTACCGTGTTCAGCGCGCCGGTGATGACTTCGCGGGCTCGTTCCGGGTACTTGGCGCAGAGTTTCCCGAACTCGCTGATATGCAATAACTGATTTGTGCTGGATCTCATGGACGTGCCGACACGGATCACCGAACCGTTGTTGAACGACAATTCCCGCGCGTTTTCGCTCACCGATGGGCGGGCCTCCCGTAGCATGGGGTCCAGATTATCATAGGCATATTGGACCTTGTCGTTAAAAAATGCCTCTGCATCCTCCCGGTTGTGGGCGATGATACCGGCGTGGATGTTGGGTTCCCATAGGCATGTATCGAGAAACCAAAGGCACATAAACGTCGTGATACCGTGCTGTCTGCTCTTGAGGATGATGTTGAGATACCAGAGGGCCAGGAATAATTCCCTTTGTACCGCGTTCATCTTGAATCTGACCTTCTGCCCGGCCTCGTTGATCACGAAATACAGGTTATTCAATCGCCATTCTTGGCTAGAAAGATCGGCTCTCGTCGGGTGGGCCATTATTTGCTCCCCCTTTTCCGCATTGCGGGCGGGCCGAGGGACGTTCCGGAAAGCGAATCCATGAACATTTCAAGGCTGCCCTGAACCGTCTGGTCCACATGGATCTTTTCCCCGTAGAGTTTCGGGGCGACCTTGGAAGCGTACCATTTCCGAGTATCGACCCGGAGACGCGAACGGTTGATATGCTCATGATCTGCTACCGTGCGCCCGTCTTCCGTTTCGATAAAATCTTGGGATGAATCGTCAGAGATTTCAAGGATTTCATCAACGAGGGATTCGACTTGCGACAAGCGGGCCGTAGCGTATTGGTTGGCGAAGTCTTCTCTATCGCGTCGCCAATCCATGACCGTGGCGTGATTTATTCCCAGGCCCAGACAAACACGGCGGAGGGAATTACCAGAGGCTATGCCCTCGCAAATCCTGTCCGCCATGTCCTGAGTAAATTTTGATCCGTCGCCTTTTCGTCGCCCCATAAAATCCGTCTCCTACACTCAGGATACAGGACTTATCCTTGATTCGTCAAGGATTAAATTTGATTCAATCCCGATCCATCAGTGCCCGGAGCTTTAACCGTGCCGCCCGGTCCAGTTCCCTCGTTATACGATAGAATTTACCCGTATGGCAGCGCCGCCAGTGCCGTTCTAGGACGTTTAATTCATCCTCAACGGCCAGCAATTCTTCACAGATTATTTCCTCGCCGCATTGCCGACATTTGATCATTTCGCCTCCCCTTATGGCTGGAATGATCGCGCTCCCGTCGCGCATGGTTAAAATGCCCCCGCCCTTTTCGGATTTCTCCGTAGATGTACGACCCCGGATTTAAGCGCCTCGATGATCTCCGGGGAGAATCTCCGTTTCAGTTCAAGTTCCGTTTCCTGCCGTTTTTTAAGCTCTTCGTCGCTGATAATGTGCCACTTGCCTATTCTCATCTTCTGTCCTCCTGGTTAATTTTTCCCACCGCACATAACAAACCTGCCCTTTTCGTCTTCCCGCCCCTGGCACGGCTTGTTTGTGCAAAACGTGCATTTGCCGCCAGGGGTCCCGCTTAATACCTGTGACCACAGGATGATATAAGCCCCGTCGCTCCTGATTACCCCGACAGGATCAATGAATCCATTCCGCCAGCACTCGTCTCGCATTGCTCCGAATTTCAGCAGCAGGGCGTCCGGGATCTTTAATCGGTACGCATCCCACCCCACTTCGCCCTTTTGATACCCCATGAGAAACCCCGCCATGAGTTTGATTTCGTCCGGGTTCATGTGATCCCGCACGATCCGCCCCGGCAATTTCTCCGGCCTAACCATCGGCGGAATTGCCCTTAGCTTGGAGGGCGTAATACTCGTTTGAGAGCCGTTCTGCTTCGGCGTCAATTTCCCTTTGTCGAGTTGAAATACCTTGGCCTTGTCTATTGTATATTTTACGGGTTCCAGTACTTCCATTTTGTCCTCCATCCATGCTGGTAATGTCATCGTCCCATCGTCCTTGGTTTATCCATGTCGCCGGGTTTGGTATGTAGCCGCGTTTCCATTGGTCAGTCTGTTTTTGCCGATCCACTATTGCCAGGAGTTGTTCGATGGGGGGGATTTGTTTGATATGGGACCTGTAGGCCCTTATTGCGGCCTGTTTCCCGACCTTTTTTGGATAAGTTATCCACAGCCGGTCAAAGTCATTTGACCTATATATGTCTTTTGTAGTAGTGTCTTTTGTAGTAGTGTCTTTTGTGGGTATCCTTTTAGATAACGACGGATTATCTTTTTGGATAACGCCGATTATCTTTTTAGATAACGTTATCTTTTTGGATAACGGAATCCATTCATCAAAATTCTTATTAAATCTATATACTTTCGCAGGAGTATTATCTATTTGGATAACGATTATTATCTTTTTAGATAACAGAGAATTGATTGCGCCTATGATGTTCGGCTTTTTTATTCCGGTCATTTCAACAAATTGAGATAGCGAAATAGCATCTTCTGTTTTATTCCATCCGTATGTTTTCCTGAGAATTGTATCCAGCACTTGACGTTCTTCTCCTGGAATACGATAGCGACACAGCGCGTCCATAATCTCATTCGCAATTTTTGTGTATCCGTCTGCAATTTGCGGATTAGCCATTCTCCTACCCCTTACGCCGCGACAACCTGTTTAGGCATCTGGGCCACATGGTCAACGATCATTTTTACCGACAAATCCAGGCGGCCGGCGATCCACCCCAGCATCCCGTTTCGATTTGTTAGGAAATAGGCGCTCTGATCGTCCCGGTCCCGCGTCTCGATGGCGTTGGTTATGACGGAGGCCCAGAGCGCCCGACAGCGGTCGTCGTCGTCGTATCTCTGCGGCTCCAGGTAAAGGGGGTTCTTCTTCAGGTAGGCGGCTAATTTTTCCGGCGTGTCGCGTTCAATGAATTCATTTGGGCTTTCCTTGCGGACGTTGTGGTATGCGGGGAGCTTCGCCCGGCAGGTTTTACACATTGTAAGGCGGTGTGAGGCAAGTTCGGATTGCGTCGCCTTAATCTTTTTCCCACAATCGCACTTGCACCACCAGTTGCGGACGCGCCGGTTTTTCCCTCCAACCGTCATTCCCGCGAATTTCGTCACGACTAAATGTCCGTACCTTCTCCCTGTAATATCTTGATATTTAAGCATATTATACCCTCCATAATTCTGTCTGATAATTCTACTTGACTAATTTATCATTCTCGATACATAATAAATCCGCAGGAGTTACCTTTCCCCGCGTCAATTTACAAATGGCGACAGCCAGGGGGAGGGACGGGTTACGAATCCCCCGGATCAGGTTGTTAAGGTGCATGGGGTGAATGCCCAAATCGGCGGCGAACTTGTTCCGGGAACCACGCGGCAACGTTTTGATGTAGGTTTTAAGTGTCATAGAAGCTCCGTTTAATTAATTTTGGCTTACTTATAATTAACTGTGAATCAAATTGCAAGGATTATTTTTATACGGAGGGAATTATGCAATCGGAATTAGACATACTCGTTTGGAAAAACGTGTGGCGGCTGGCGCAGGAGAAGGGCTGGAATAAGTCTGAATTGGCTCGTCGTGTGGGAACACCGCCACAGACGATCAACAACATTTGCAAGGCAACGGGCAAGGGGATCGGGCCTAATTTGCGTGCGCGTTTTGCGAAAGCGCTAGGTGTATCCGATACCGATCTCACAATAGAACAGCCGGACGCGTCCGGCGAAAACGGGGAATACAGGCGGAAAAACAAGAAACTGCACGACAGCGTCGAGGAAATTTTGAACAGTGATGACACCGGCGCGGTAAGTGCGCTATCAACAGGAGTGGAAGGGATCTTACTAAAAATGGAAAAAAAGGACAGGGCGGAATTATTGCTAGAACAAATGGTTCTGGAAATGCAATTCCACAGGAAGGAAACGCAAGCCCAAATGGAGCTATTGCGGGAATATTTGGCCGATCCAGGAGAAAACAGCGGTGTCCCGCCGGGGTCGGAGGATTTGACCGGGGGGACGCGCGCGAAAAAGGCCGTGTGATACCATTCCCGGTTAAAAATATAGGGATGTTCACACACACACACACACACAGCAAACCACATGCCATCAACGATGAAAGGGGGTCATTTTGAGGAACATCATTCTAACACTTGCGGCGGCATCAATCCTCATGGGATGCGCGGCGGCATCAGTCAACACAGTGCCGGAGGGTAAAACAGAGAACGACCAGACGGCGGCAGAGGAATACTGCCAGGAGAAGGCAAACCTTCACACGGGTTTTTGGGCGTTTAACAATGCGTGGTACATTTACGATAATTTTCGCGCCCGTGAGGAATATCGTCAATGCCTGATTGATACGGGCTGGCTCATGGAGGAACAGATCCAGGCTAAGAAATAATAATTATTTTATTCCCCGCCATCCAAGGCCGCCCGAAGTGGACGGCCTTTTTTATTGCCTACCACGATATCTAGTATCCATCGTTTTCAATCACCACAATATCTAGACTTAAAAATAATTAAAAAATAATTAAAATAATGCTTGACATGTAATTACAAAGGAATTATAAAGGAGCCGTACACAGAATTAAGAAAACATTCAGAAGGACTTAACGAGGGGCAAGCATGGAAGCATACGACGAAGATCTTTTTCGGGAATGGATGGAGGAACGCAAGGCCCTCTGTATGCCGTGGCCCTGCGACGAGTGCGAAGGTCGCTGCACCACCAAATGCCCCACTTTCAAGATCCGCGACAGGGAGGATGAATACAATGCGTAAGGAATACTTAACCGAATACGGCAAGGCGGTTTTCATCGTCGGGTTTGCGGTTCTGGTTCTGGTCTATGTTCTGTTTTTCGCGCCGGACCCGGTGCAACAGGTTCGAGCGGTCATAGGGGGATAGGCCATGGAAAAGTGCGAAAAGTGCAAGAAGTGGAAAACCGCCAGATGCGGAGAACGGAAGGCAACCGGGAAGGATTCAGGCCCGGATGACTGGTGCTACGGGTTCAAAGCGAAGTCTGGAGGTAAATAAAATGGCACAGATTCAAATCAACATGGAGCGAGACATATATTCGCGGGTGGTCATTTGCGACGTACCGAAAGAGGCAAAGATAACGGTGGTTCGGGACGGCGATTGTCGCCGGATCAAAATAGGCGAATTGGACATTCTATTTTTTGACAAGGAGGGGTGAACGATGAACGGAAACGAGGTTGCTTTGAGGGAAGCGGGCGCGATTGTGAATTTTGAAGATCAGGCAATGTCCGTTGACAGCCTGGTGCGGCAAGTTGCGCTAATTCAGGAGGTTATGGGGAAAATAATGAAGTCCGGGGAGCATTACGGGAAAATACCCGGTTGCGGTGACAAGCCGACCCTGTTGAAGCCCGGCGCTGAGAAATTAGGTTTCACGTTCCGGCTGGCCCCGGAGTTTGAGGTCAATATTGTTGACCATCCGGCATACCACCGGGAATACCAAATTACCTGCCATCTGCGCCATATCCCAACGGGCGTGATTGTTGGCGAGGGTGTTGGGACGTGTACCACGATGGAAGGGAAATACCGCTACCGTTGGGATAATTCTAACGTTCTAGTCCCTGGCGAATACTGGAAAACGCGGGACAAAGACCTTCTCGGCGGCCCGTTCAACACGACCCGAAAAATTGACGGGAAATGGTGGATCTTTCAGAGGGCAGAACACGACAATCCGGCGGATTACTATAA